AATGGAACCCCTGTACACTATGATTCTTTTATAAACAATCTCTTGATTAACCATGCTAGAGCTGAATCAGATGGAGAAGACTTTGCATGGAAGATCATAACACATAAAGCATACACAGAAACAGGCACTCCATTGTGGGCATCTTGGTTTCCAACGTATAAACTAGAGGAAAAGAAGAAGTTTTACAGGGATTCAGGCCAAGCATCCAAGTTTTACCAAGAATATATGATGGAAGTACAGAGTGCTGAAGACGCTTTGTGGACAAGAGATCATGTAAAGTATTGGAAAGGCTACTATGACTATGATGCTGACGAGAATCAGAACTTTCTTGTAGTAGAAGGAGAGAGATTCCCTGTTAATTGCTTTATAGGCTGTGATCCTGCTACAGACATTGATACAAAAGAGGCTGATTTCTCTGTAATAATGTGTATAGCAATAGATAATGATAATAATCTCTATGTTCTTGAGTACGAGAGACACAGAAGTATCCCTACAATAGGAGCTAAGAATTCTGAGAATGAGATAATAGACCGCAAAGGTGTTGTAGACTATATATTAGAGATGCATCAGAAGTACCATTGCATATCATCTACTGTAGAAGACGTAGCAATGAATAGAAGTGTCTTCCAAGCATTGAATGATGAACGCAGGAGACTAAATAAGTTCGATGTAGCTGTAATTCCAGAGAAACCAGGCGGTCGGCAGAAGATAAATCGCATATATAGTGGACTTTCAGGCAGATTTAGCATGGGAACGGTGCATTTAAGGGAAAATATGTTTGATTTAGTGAACGAAATTGTTACTTTTGGACCGAGAATGGCTCATGATGATACCATTGAAGCACTTTTTTATGCAAATTTACACGCATTCCCTACAAGTATGAGTAAAAATGATGAAAAAGGCACATGGTTTAAGCCAAGACGTAAAGCAAAGAGTTGGATAGTAGCATAGGAGGTAATTATGGCATATAGTAAGAGATATCCTAAAGAAAAACAATCTACATTTAAGAAAAGAATTAAGAAAAAAGGAGCTGCTAGAAAAAGAGCAAATAAAGCAGCTAAGAAAAAGAAGTAATGCCTAGATTCGGAAAAAGAAGTCGGGAAAGACTAAAGGGCGTAAACGCTAAATTAGTTAATGTCTTAAATGAGCTTATAAAGATAATGGATGTTACCATTATTGAAGGATTGAGAAGCGAAAAGCGTCAAGCTGAACTCCTTAAGGAAGGAGCTACAAAGGTTAAATATTCAAAACATATGGAAGGAAAGGCAGTTGATCTTGCTCCGTATCCTGTAGATTGGGAAGACCGTGAAAGATTCCATTATATGGGTGGTATGCTGAGAGGCATAGGCCACCAGATGAGAGTTAATATTCGCTGGGGAGGCGACTGGGACTCAGATGGTGAAATAAAAGATAACAATTTTGATGACTTAGTTCATGTGGAGATAAAAGAATGACTATAGTAGTTCCTAAAGTAACATACCAACATGGTACAACATCATGTAAGTATATAGTATTTTATTATGGCTAGAGCAACAAATAAAACAAGAGCACAGAAGAATAAGCAACTGTGGGATCGGGCTAATACATCTTATAGGTCTAAATGGCAGTCTGCTTCTCAAAAAGGATATGACTTCTATCTTGATGAGCAGCTTACTAAAAATGAATTAGAGGCATTACAAGAATCAGGTATGCCAACATTCACGATAAACAGGGTAACTCCTATTATCGAGATAATGAAGTATTTTGTAACTGCTAATAACCCAAGATGGAAAGCAGTAGGTATTACAGGTGATGATACAGATATAGCTCAGGTACATTCTGATATTGCTGATTACTGTTGGTATCTGTCAAATGGTAAGTCAATATATAGTCAAGTAGTACTCGACAGTCTCACAAAAGGCATTGGCTACTTCATGGTAGATATAGATGCTGACCAAGACCGTGGCATGGGTGAAGTAACATTTAGTAGGATTGATCCTTATGATGTATATGTAGACCCTTCGAGTAGGGACTTCTTATTTAGAGATGCTTCATTTATAACTATAAGAAAGAATTTAACAAGAACTCAGTTAATGAATATGTTCCCTGAGTTTAAATCTCGTATTAAAGCAGCTGCTGGCAATTCTGATGTTGTTACATATTCACAGAGAGATATTGATAGTTCTATATCTATACAAGCTGAAGATATAACAATGGGTATAAGTCCAGAAGGTGAAGATGATGATATACTTCCATACTATGAGACTTATACTAAGATAAAAAATGCATATAGGAATGTTTTTATAAGAGTTGAACCATCTCCTCAAGAAATGGACATTATAAAAGAAGAAGTTGAAGAGAAGATGCAGGAGTTTCAGCAGGAAGTAGAGGTCTCATTAAAAGAGAAAGCAATACAGATGCAACAGGCTGTAGAAGCTGGAGAGATTATACCTGAAAGAGCTAAGTTAGAATTAGATAGAGCTCAGAAGATGGCTGCTCAAGCGATGGAAGAGCAGAAATTGCAGTTATTGTCAGAAGCTCAGGATAAAGCTACTATTATTGATCAGCAGATAATGACAGAAGCTAATTATAAAATTTTGAGTGGTAGTGAAGGCATTATAGATGCTATACCATTTTTTGAAGATAGAATACAATTAACTTGTACTGTAGGTGATGATGTGTTCTTATATGAGAGAATGTTAGAAGTATCTAAATATCCTATTGTACCTATTCCATATATGTACACAGGGACTCCATATCCAATGAGTGCTGTAACTCCTCTGATTGGTAAACAGCAGGAGATAAATAAATCTCATCAGATTATGCTACATAATGCT